GGACGGAATCAGAAAGGCAAGAGGCCAACGGAACAACCAAGTATTTTCTATCACAAAAGCCAGAGTTTTATATGGGGGTGGACATAAACCAAGGAGACATCAACACTCTTTCTCATCAATACCCGCAAGGAAAGTTCTTGTGCGAAAAGGCAGATTCAGCATTTCAAATGGATACTTGGATAACAGAGAACTCCATCACCCACATTAAGTGCGACATCGAAGGAGACGAGACTCAACTCCTACAAATTGGGAATGTCCACAATCTAAAGGAGATTGCCATTGAGCTACACTATTCGGACGCTTGGCTAAAAGAGTTTATTGATTGGCTTGATTCGATTGGGTTCGAGTGCTACCGCCACGACTCGGTTTCTTTCTGTCCAGAGATTAGCGTTATCTATGGTCGCTTGAAATGCTGACCATCTTTACCATCGTCCTCAATGGGATGCCCTTTATTGAGAGGCATCTAGCAGAGTTTCAAAAGCTAAAGATTCCTTGGAGGTGGAGAATTGTCGAGGGAGTTAGCGAGCCAGTTGGATGCACTCGGTGGTGCAAGCAAGTGCCCGACAAATGGCACAAAGATTTCAAGAGCATAGACGGAACGCACGAATATCTAAATAGCATCCAAGGCGGGAATGTGATTGTTCACAGCCAAGGCAAGCCCTTTAACGGAAAGCTAGAGATGATTCAGCAAGCTCTATTTGGCGTGGATGATGGAGTTGTGATGGAGGTGGATGCTGACGAGATGTGGAGAGCAGAACAGATCGAGGGGATTTACGAATGCTTAAAGGGGGCAGAGGATGGGGCAACGATGCAGTTTCATTGTAACTTTTTTGTTGGAGAAAATAAGCGATTGGTTACTAGGGAGGGCTATGGCTCAAACTGGTATGAGTGGATGAGGGCGTGGAAGTGGGGAAAGAATGTTTGCTTCACAAGCCACGAGCCGCCCCGCCTAAACATCCAGTCTCGCCTAGTTCCAAGGGGAGTGACTGAAACTTGGGGGCTGGTATTCAATCACTATGCCTATGCCATCGAAAAACAAGTTGAGTTTAAGGAAGATTTCTATGGGTACAAAGGGCTAGTGGATGGGTGGAAAGAATTGCAAAAGACAATCGGCCCGGTTCGATTGAGCGAATACTTCCCACACCTACACGATAAGAGCGTAGCCGATGACTGCTAAAACAATCAAATACCCCCAGAGGCTAGGAGACATCATTCGTTGCCTACCGGCTTGCAAATATCTAGCAGATCAAGGCCACGAGGTGTTCTTTGATTGCTTGCCCCAATACCACGGCATCTTCGAGATGGTTTCCTATGTAAAGGTTGGAAGCAAGGGCGATGTTATAGACCTTGAGATTTGGCCTAACAAATACCAACAATATCGCTTCTCAAATAAGACTTGGACAGAGTTTGTCTATGCCCACCAAGACATTAACAAGGCAGACCCCAAGGATATTCTGTTCGATAAGCTAGATGATGCCCCAGCCAAGGGGCTTCCAGAAACCTATAATATGGTTGCCCCCTTTGGGATAAGCCAAGGCCATAAGCGAGACCCCCTGCAAATTATTGTTGAGGCAAGGAAGAAGTGTGGGGAAAACAACTTCTTTGTGCTTTGCCCTCCGGGTATGGAGATTAAGGGATTGCGAACCTACACAGCCCCCAATGTACCAGAGATGGCTAGGGCAATAAGAGGGGCTAATGAGTTTTGGTCAATAGATAGCGGGCAAATGGCAATAGCGGCTGGGGTTAGGAAAGAAAGTAAGGTTGTTTATTTTCCCCAAACCATAGAGCCATTTGATAAGGACAATATCTTTATCTGGGACAGCGTAGAGATAAATTGACATAAGGGGTGGGTTTATGGCGGGGACAATCGATACCACCTATTTCTCAACCGATCTTACAAATATGATCGGAGACCTATATACAGTTGTCACCGGGCTTGGTTCTTCTGCTGTATCTGCCTCTATTACCGACTTAACGATTGCACAAGAGCTAGATGTGGGTGGAGAGATTTTGAGGGTTACGCAAAGTATGGTTGTGCCAGCATCAGCTATTTCCTCGCCAGTAACTATTGGGGCTTATATAACAGTAGGAACGGCAGAGAGGATGATTGCTGGATACCAACAAAGTGCAGACGGCGTTAGCTACACTATTGATATAGCTGACCCAACGACCTAATGATCTCAATCGAGCGTCAGATTGAGAATGGGCTGGCAACAGCCCTAGCGGGTATTTCTGGCGTTAATATTTACAAGAGCGATACCGAAGGCCAACGACTGCTACCCAACCTAGTAATTCAAGCCTCTATCGGGTCGGAGGAAATTATCCCCTATTCTGGCGTATTTCGTTGCACAGTCACAATCACCTATGCAACTAGGGCAGACACAACCACAAGATCAACTTTCGATGCTAAGTTTCAAGAGATTCTGCAAGTGATGTATCAAGAGCCTAATCTGGCTAGTGTTCTAACCACAGCTACGCTCAAGGTATTCTTGGCTAATGTATCATCAGAATCACCAGATATTAGGGCAGAGAATAGGACTTGGTCGAAAACCCTCTCCTTGGACATTTCCTGCACAAGTATATGATTAGCCCCCAATTTAAGATAGAGGATGCCTTGGCGAGCCTATTAATGCCAATTCCGGGGCTTAATGTGTGCATAGCAAATAGGAGGGGATTAAGATTATTCCCCTACGCAACCATTAAAGCCGCTATTGGTAGTCAGCAAATCATATCCTACTCTGGCGTGTTTGAGATTAGTGTAGAACTTAACTATTCAGATTCAGCCACACGGACTACTCAAGCCATTTTCGATGACAATTATTACAGCATCTTTTCGACTCTATACAGTAACAACAATACATTAAAAGCAAAAGTCCAAGATAAAGTAACTGATTTGAAGATATTTATGGGCAGAATCACAACTCAAACTCCCACCATACGAGCCGATAAAAGGGCTTGGCAGAGGGGCTTAACATTATCATTTATAGTAACCCCAGACCCAGCGGCTGACGGAACTAGAAATTATGACTTTTCTGACTTCCTAAACAGCTTCTATTTGGGCACGATTTAACAAGGAGATTGAGATATGGCACTTTCTATTTTAGACGGAAACCAGTCAGCAACCACCCTTTCGACCATTGTAACGAGTGGACAACATATTCCAGCTCATACGATTGTATCTCTAGGAACGCAAGCAGTTACAGATATTTCAACCGCAGTTGGCCTATTACAATCCGCAGTTGCAACACAAGGAGGCGTTGCCAACACCGCCTTTGTTAAAATTGGAGGTCATACTGGAACGGCTACGACAGGAAACATAGTTCACGTTTCTTCCCTTGGAGCAATGAAAGTAGATGCGTCTGCCTCAACCCAGCCCATCTCTGGCACGGTGACGGCGAATGTTCCTAACATACAAGTATGCACTCAAGGGAATGCAGTTCAATCTAGTGCAATTCAAACAGCCATAGGAGTAATAAACACCAATAATAACTCGCAAGTGTTTGCTGTTTTTGGAAGCGAAGTCGTAGATGGCGAAGGAACTTCTGCATTTGTTCAAATTAGAAATCAAATTTCTGGCACAGTCACCATCGGCTCTGCTCTCCCCGCTGGCACAAACCGCATCGGCGTTGTGACGATTGGCGGGGGGACGGTCACCATCGGGGCAGGAACGGCACAGATTGGGAGCGTCACGGCTAGTCTAGTATATTCGCAGACAGCGACCACAATAGCATCCACAGCAGTCACAGCTATCCCAGTAGTGTTCCCAACTAGCGGAGCTTATGGCGGGTCGTTACAAGGATACAATGGAACTAACACATATATTTATTCTGGAATCCAAGCCATTGGAGGCACTTCACTAGCCAGTGCAACAAGCCTTCCAGTATCACTAAGCACACTTCCCGCATTAGTTTCGGGCACAGCCCAAATCGGCTCAGTCACTGCAAGCATAAGCGGAACAGTTCCAGTTTCAATCTCATCTGTCACGGTTGGGAATAGCGTCACCATCGGCTCGCTCCCTGCGATTAGTGGGACGGTTACCGCCAACCTATCAATCTCATCTACTGCCATCACCTCTGGCAGTTTCACTTCACTTACATCAGCCACCCT